AAAGAAATTTATCAAATCTGAAAATCCAATAATGGATTTAAAAGAAAAGATTATTCGTGGTGATAAGGGTGATGGTATACCCAATATGTTTTCACCATCGGATTGTTTTGTCCGTGATTTAAGGCAGAAACCTATCACCAAGGCAATAATAGATAAGTATCTATGTGAAAATGTAGAGGACTATAACGATACCGATATGGCCAACTTTACTAGGAATGCAACACTAATTGATTTAAAAAAAATACCCCAAGACATTAAAGAAAAAATCATAAATACATATGATGAAACAGTTCCAGCAAAAAGGAATCAATTGTTAAATTATTTTATGGAACATAAACTGAAAAACTTAATGGAAGTGATAGAGGAATTTTAATGAAAAATATCTATGAAGTGTTTGATGAATTTGAAGAAGCGAAAAATAAAAAAGAGCGTATGGGTGTAATTCAAAAGAATTTATCAAAAACTCTTATTGAAGTATTAAAGTATACTTACCATCCAGATATAAATTGGAGAGTAACTGAACTTCCAGAAAACTATAAAATAAACCAAGATAGTATTGCTGGCATTTCTAATTGCCAACTTTCCACGGAAATACGGAAGTTATATTTGTTTCAAAAAGGAAACCCAACAGCTGATGGTTTAACACCTAGAAAACAGAATGAGTTATTGATTCAGTTATTAGAATCAATTGAACCTCGTGAAGCAGAAGTTATTATAGGTATATTCAAAAAAGACCAAGGCGTAAAAGGTTTGGATTATAAATTTGTTAAAGAGGCTTTTCCAGAACTATTACCTTAAATGCCAGCAAGAGATAAAATAATAGTAGTATGTGGAGAATTTGATCCACTAAGCTATGAGGAACTATCTTTCTTAAAAAGATGTAATGCAAAAGGAGATTGGTTAATTGTCGGCGTTCATACTGATTGGTGGATGTTATATGCTCGTGGTGGTTTTATGCAAAACTACGATACACGCCGTGAGATAATTAAATCTCTTAAATGTGTTGATGAGATATTTTCATTTGATGATTCTGATGGTACAGTTTGCCTTTTACTTAAACTTGTAAAGATTTGTTATCCCAATGCTGAGATAACTTATATTTCACAAGAAGATATGGATAATATGCCAGAGAAGAAAATCCGAGGCATTAATTTTGAAGTAATGAAATAAAGTATAAGTTTACCACTAATATATCAAAAAAATGTTATAAGTAGGAATGTCCGCCTTTGAAATAAGGTACAGGTACATTAGTTGTAATTATACAACACCAGCTTGACATTTACTCAAAACTGTATTATAATGGTTACTCCAAACTAGGAGTTTACATTATGATTATTTACGGTTATATTCCAAAATCAAAACCTAAAAAAGTATCAAAGAAAAAGCGTGAACAGTATGAGGAATGGATTTTAGAGGTTTCCAAACCATATCCTAAATTTGCCAAAACAAATTCCACAAGTAAAATTAAATCAAAATCATCTTTTCCTACTTACAGTATTCCTGCAGGCAGGGAAACGCCATTTTACCCAAGTAAAAATCCTGATAATATGAGTGTTTGTTCCAAACCTGATGATAAAATCTACACAGGAGATAAAATGTTAGGTATTGGAACATTACACAAGTCTAACGCAGTACCTGTTTTCAATACCGATGAAGCAATTGATATAGCAACCATGAGGAGATAATGATGATAAAAATTAACTATGAACCAGATGAAATGACTGAAGAAGAAATTAATGAAAATAATTTAAATTTTCTAGTAAACTGTCCTTATGATATTTTAGAAGAATATTTTGACTTTGCTGATGTAAATCAAAAGGAAGAAGCAATTTATCTTTTGAGAAATCGTATTTTAGAGCTTGAAAACAACACATTACATTAAGGAAAACAAAAATGTTGATGGAACACGAAAAAACTCAAATTTATCAAGGTATTGACTCGGTAATCTTTAATTTAAAGCACCTACCTATTGATGATGTAGCATATTTTTTAGTAAAATTCAATCCAAAGCTGGCGGATGAGTTGGCAATATCAATATCACAACAAATTTTTGATAAAAATGAAGGAATTAAGCATGAATGAGACAGGATATTACATTTGGCTTGATGCTAAGGTTGATGATAATGAAATTCCACCGTGGAAACGCTTGGATATTGTTACCAGAAAATGGGCAAACTTGTCTCAAATGGAAAAAGACTTGGAAAACTACCAAAAATTACAAAATGAGCTCAGATAATCACTTTTTTGCAAAAAAACAACACATTTTCATGTTTTTCTTGACAAAATGCTCGGTTTATGAGATAATGGTCTCTTAAATAGGAGAAATATATGCAAAATCTCATAGAATCAAAATCGTTACTTGCCAAATTGATGGCAACTGAAAATATAATCATTGAGCAGAAGAATGTCAATACTGCTATGTTTGATGTGAATAATAGAATTCTTATAGTTCCCACTTTAGATGAAAAAATTACATCTTTTGAGTATGACCTTTTTATGGGTCATGAAGTTGGCCATGCTCTCTATACACCACTTGATGGTGTAAGAAAAGCTGAAGATGAAAAAATTCCACATTCTATAACGAATGTTGTTGAAGATGTCCGAATTGAGCGTAAAATAAAACACAAATATCCAGGCCTCCGTGCATCCTTTATCCGTGCATATAGTGGTCTATGTGAGAAAAACTTTTTTTCTACTAGAGGTGTTAATGTCAATGAATTAAATTTTATTGACCGATTAAATTTATATTCCAAAATTGGTGTTTCATTGGGTATTAAATTTGATGACGAAGAAAAAGTCCTTCTTAAAGAAGCCGAAACTACGGAAACTTATGATGAAGTAATTGATTTATCCAAACGTATTATGGAATTTATGAAAAAGAAGGAAGAAGAGCGTAAAGCTTCTCAACCTGAAGAATCTCCTGAGGAGGAAAAACAGGAAGAAGGTGAACAGCAAGAAGGTCAAAACAATAACTATGACAATACTCAAAATGATTGGGAAGATTCTAAAGAGAAAAATTCCCGTATGTCAGAATCAGCTGATACTGGTGCTGACCTTGATGAAGAAAATGAAATCATTAATCACAACGATAACTTCCAACCTAAAAATGTGGAGAATGATAATATTCGTTCTTTCACAGATGAAGCTTTTAAACAAAATGAGAAAAAGTTATTTGCTGAAAATGCAAGAGAGTGGGTTTATACTAATATTCCAAAAGTAAAACCAGCTGATGTTATCATGCACCATAAAGAACTATACAAAAGGTATGCAAGTTATGCTGCCAATCATTATGGTGATGGAACTAGTAACGAAGAATTCCAAAAGATTCGCCGTGAGACAAACAAAGTGGTATCGTATTTGGCTAAAGAATTTGAATTGCGTAAAAATGCGGAACAATTAAAACGTGCTTCTACTGCCAAGACTGGTGAAATTGATATGAAGCGTATTTTCTCCTATCAATTCAGCGAAGATATCTTTAAGAAAATCTCCGTTGTTCCTAATGGCAAATCTCATGGACTAGTAATGTTCCTTGATTGGTCTGGTTCTATGTGCGACCATCTTGAAAACACAGTAAAACAATTATTCTCTTTGGTAATGTTTTGCAAGAAGGTAAATATTCCTTATGAAGTATATGCTTTCGCTTCTGCTGACTCCGAGAATAGTAAAATATTCAGACAAGTACCTAAGAAAAACGATTTAGTTATTCGTGATATGCAATTATTGAATTTACTATCTAGCACAATGTCAGCAAGTGAATTTAACTATGCAGCTGCATCATTGGTGTTCTTATCTAAAAATACAAGATATTGTCCTTCATGGATGGGATTAGGTGGTACTCCATTAAATGAAGCCATTATTAGTGCAATGGAAATTATTCCAGAATTCCAGAAAAAATACAAGTTACAAGTTGTCAATACGGTATTTTTAACTGATGGTGAAGGATCAACTATTAGACAATTTTGGGATATTGATAGAGACGGTAATAATTTTGTAAATTATATTGGTGATAGATATGGTTCTAAAACTGGTTTGGTGATGAGAGATAGTATTACCAAAAATGAAGAACGTATGGAAAATATATACAATAGTAATCACCAAACTTCAAGTTTAATAAAATTACTGAAAGCTCGTACCAATTGTAATGTTATAGGATTCTATGTAATTGCTGGTCGTGAATTCAACAGAAAAATGTATCACTTTTATCCATCGTCTATTGTGAATTACGAAAAAATTAAAAGTGATTTCCGTAAAAACAAATATGCTGTTGTAACTACAGCAGGCTTTGATGAATATTATGTTGTCCGTTCTGAAGCACTAGATACGGAAGAAGATACAACTTTTGAAGTAAAAGAGAATGCCACAACCCGTGGTTTGGTTTCTGCATTTAGTAAATATGCAGGCAACCGTTTGAGTAACCGTGTAGTATTAAACCGATTTATAGGAATGATATCATGAGAGATATAGCAACTTTTGTAGGTGGTGCAGGCCAATTTATGGCAATAATATGTGAAGCAGAAGATAAATCATATTACAAAGTGAATTATGGAACACCAAAACATCCATACTCATTCAGTAAAGTGTTTATGAATGAATCCGAAGCCACCAACTTTGCAACAGAATATACAGATAGAGGAAACAAACCAACTCTATTGACAGAATAATGATTGGTGAAGCTGATGATTTTAACCCCAAGAAAATCTATGACAATCTAATTAAAGGTTGTAGAGAAGTGAAGGTGTGGGAAATAAAATGTATTGTGGAAGAATCTTGGGTGATTAAAGGAGTTGTACCGTTTAACATTAGAATGGTGGACGGAATTTATAACTGTAGTGTTCTTGCTTCAAGTAGAAAAGAAGCTTTAATAAAGGTGGCAGATTTTATGCCTGTGATTTTATTTGTAAGTGAAGATGAGGAAGGTGAATTGTGATTGTTAAATTAACTAATGCAGTAAAAGGATTTGAAGATAAGAAGTTCCTATTAAATACTGATGTTATTATTTCG